AGTTAGAGAAGACTCCGGGGAGTATTACCTCAATCAATATTGTACCAGGTTATACATTCTATCATGTCCGATACTTCAGCCAAGGTGTTCAAGTGGTTGGGGAGTTTTATGAAGATGAGATAAGAAAAGTGAAGGTTAAGTAATGAACAGACAAGAAGAGTATGAAGTAAAGGTTAAAGAGTTCATAAGACTGTATCTCAACAGACCACTTAATGATAAGGGTCAACCGATCAGTAATGGTGAATGTGCCTTTCGTGCAGGTTGGTCTAAGACTAAGTGTTATCAGGTAGCAAGTGACCTACTTAAGAAACCTGAGATTATGAGACAGATCAAATCTGTTGAGGACTCTAAGCAAACAGAGCTTACATCCGGACTTGACAGTATTGAAAGCATTGTTGAGGCCAATCTTCCATTAGCACTACAAGCTATGGCAGATGAAATTAAAACTGATCCAAAGGTAGCTAAACAGTTTGCTGATTGGAGCTACAAATTCAAGCAAGGAAAAGAAGAACAGTTAGGAGAGTATGATGGAGCAAGCGTTGGAGAAATTATACGAGACCTCGATAAAGCAATTGAAACAGCTAAAGAGCTTAAACAACGTCTTGTGGCAGCGATTAGAAGTGGTGAAGTGCAGGAATGACTTAATTCATCTCTCTAGGGCTTTAGGAGACAGTGACCCTACTAAGAACCTATGGGGAGAAGTTCATTACCGGATAGCAGATCTTCTAAAGAATAAGTTGAAAAAGAGGGCATTAATCAATATCCCTCGATATCATCTTAAGTCAACGCTAGTTACTCAGAATTGGGTACTGCAAGAAATAGAAAAGAACAGATCATTGAGAGTTTTAGTAGCATCAGCAGAACAAACTAAGGCTGAAGGATTTCTTAGTGCAATCAAATCTAATATTGAAGGTGAAAAGTTCAAGAGTAGGTTTGGAGACATCAAAGATCCTAATTGCTGGACCAAAGATAGAATTAATATAAAAGGTAGAGATTCAAGTGTAAGAGAAAAATCAGTGATGACTGCATCAATCGGTACAGATGTAACATCATTACACTTTGATTTAATTGTACTGGATGATATTGTTACAAGAAAGCATACTAGAACTGCTGATATGAGACAAAAGGCAGCAGACTTCTATATGGATTGCCTGGATTTACTTTCACCAGACGGACGGATAGTGGTTATTGGTACAAGATGGCACTTTGCAGATCTTTATGCTGAATTATCTAAACAGAAAGATTTATTTGACTTTGTAGTAGATGAAGCTCAGATGAGTAATCCTAACTTTCATCGAAGAGACTTTAAAGAAATGATTGGACATGAGGATACGACATTCTTATTTCCGGAATTGTGGGACAAGAAGAAGACCAGAGAGAAGTATAACGAGAAGCTTTCTAAGCCAGGTGGGTTTATGGAGTTTGCTTGTCAACAAATGAACTTCCCTGTGTCTGATGAACACTCACCATTCAAGTTTGAGAATATTAACTTTGTATGGGAATACCCATCAAGTGTTACAATCTACCAGACTATTGACCCTGCTGGTGGAGAGAAATTAAGTCAAAAGCAAGATGATACTGCAATAGCAACATCTGGAGTAGATGTTAACTTAGATTTATATAACATTGATATGTGGGCTGATAAGACAACTAATGCAGGATTATTCATTCAAGCTTATCAACAGTTTGAGAAATACAAGGATAGAGTTAGAAAAGTTGGAATTGAGAAGAACTTTAATCATGCTAATAAACTCTACTTAGAACGTGAATATCCGGACATGGCTAAGAAGCTAGTTGGATACACAGCATCTAACCAGAGATCTAAGACAGAAAGAATATTAGTATTACAACCGTATGTACAATCTGGTAAGTTTTACATTGTACAGAGTGAAGAAGGAAGAGAATATACTATTGGAGATCAAATACTTAAGCTAACTCCAGGGCAGTATAAATTAGTAATGCAGATGATAGATTATGGTAGTCTGGCACATGATGATGCAATTGATGCACAAGCAGCTACTTTAGAGTTTATCCCAAGACCAAGAAGTGCAAGGAAAGATCCTGAGTATAAATGGCAAGCAGGAAATTCAAGGACGGGGTATTAAATGGCAGAAGAAGCAGAAATGAAAAGCTTTCCAGCAGGAACTACCGCTATGCTAAATGCTTACATAGCTGATGATAAAGCAAGGGATGTAAGGTTAGTAGAATATAAAATGATTTTTGGTACAACAAGTGTTACCATTAGCTACAGTTTAAATTAAAGGAGATAAGAATGGCACAATCAATGGACGATAAACTACTTGTAGAGGATATTACAGGTAAGAAACTAGCATCATCTAATGATAGGATTGAATTGGAGGCTAAGTTTAAGAAATATTATCAGATGTTCAATGCGGAACTAGATGATAATCAAACTTATCCTTATAGATCAAGACTCTACATGAAGGAAACTTTTAAAGTTATTGATACAGTACACCCTATTTTTATGGATATGCTCTATATGAAAGGTAATCCATTCAAAGTTAAAGGTACAAAAGAAGAAGTAACTGCTGATCAAGCTAAGATATATGAAAGACTGATGGCTGTCTTCTTTAATAAGATGGATATTTATAGTAGCTTCGATGACTTCATTACTGAAGAGTTAATTATTGGTACATCATTCGCAAAGGTGTTCTGGGAAAAGACAACTAAGTGGGTTAAGAAAGAAGAAGAGATTACTGAGCAGGAAGTTATTAATATTGATGGTTCTCGGTTACCAACAGGAGAAACTAAAACTAGAAAGCAGACAAAGTTAAGAGAAAAGATAATAACTGATACACCTAAGTTTGAACACATATCTTATAAAGACATATTCTTCTCTACTAGAGCAAAGAGTTTAGAATCTACTTGGATTATCCACAGAACATGGAAAAGTCTTGAGCAACTAAAAGAAGAAGAAAAACAATATTTTGAAGTTAGAAAGAAACATTTATATACTAACCTAAAAGATCTACAGCCAGCAGATGAATTTGGTAGATCCGGTGATCAACAAGAACAGATAACTATTACAGAGAAAGATGAAGTTGGTATACAGTTAAGTAATGATATTGCATCTATTCCTTATGATGGAGATGTTAAAGATCTCAAAGTTAACTCTACTGGAGAATTAGAAATACTAGAATACTGGACTCAAGATGGAACTAAGTTGCGTACTGTAGCTGGTGGAGCAGTATTAATTAGAAATGTAGATAATCCTTTTGAACATGGTAAGAAACCATTTCAATACAGCAATTATAAAAAGAGAGTTGGAGAAATCTGGGGAATTGGAATATGTGAGTTAGCAGAAGATGGTCAAGACCTAGTAAATACAGCAGTTAACCAGGCTATGGATAGCAATAACCTAGCTAATAACTTAATGTTTATTATATCAAGAGATGCTGAAGTTGATACAGATCAACTAAAAGCAAGACCAGGTGGATTTATCTTTGTTGATAATCCAGACCAACAACCACTAAACTCAATTATACAACAGGTATCATTTAACAAAGTAAGTACTTCAGAAGAAGTCGCTATTGGTATTAGAGATATTAATGAGTCAACTGGTGCTGGAAGAATTATGCAAGGAACATTTGAAAGTGGAGCAGTTAGAAACACTTCACAAACAAGATTATTGATGGCAGCAAGTGGAAGAAAGTTCACAGGTAAAGTTCTTACCTTTGATGAAATGTTTCTTAAGCCACTAGCTAGAATGACTTACCAATTAATCCAACAGTTTATGACTAGAGATATGGTAATAGATGTAGTAGGAAAGTCTGGAACTGAATATGTTACAGTAACTCCTGAGATGGTTAAGAAAGATCTTGAATTCATTCCAGTAGGCACTCAACAGTTAGTAGAGATGGAACAACTAGTTCATCAAATGAATAACTTCCTAGCAATTGCATCTAAAGTCCCTATGGCTGAAGCAGTAGTTAAGTTCAGAGTTCTATTAAGAAAAATCTGGAGGAACATGAGTACAGATACAGACACATTAGATTCAGAAGATATATTATACTCTGAGGAAGAATCTAAGAAAATTATACAACAAATGCTTCAGGCTCAAGCACAGCCTCAAGGTGGAGGTAATACACAACCCAATACTGGTGGAGCTAATCCATCACAACCAAATCTAGGTGGAGGTACACAAGTATAATGAGAGAAGCAAAGTATGTAACAAAGCATCTGAACGTTTTATTCAACAGCTATATAGGACTAGAGAATAGTGTAGCATGGCAAGATGTAAAATATTGTCTTGAGAAAGAACTAAAAAGATCTCAAGATAAATGTAAGATATCTGATTCACCTGAAGCAAGAGGTGTTTGGCAATTTATTGAAAGGTTACTGAAGAGATCAGAAACTTTAAAGAAGGAGGTAGATAGTTTAAGTAAAGAAAAAAATCAAGGAGGAAAAGATCATGAGTAAACCAGAGGAAATTAAGGACCCTACAGACGTAGTCACTCCAGAACCTGCTGCTACTCCGGAAGTAATTACCCCACCAACGGAAGTTGTACTGGAGGAAAAAGCGGAGATAGAAAAGCTGCCAGTCGTTGAGACTGTACCAGAGGTATCAATAGATGAACTACAAAGAAAGAATGATAGACTAAAACAACAGTTACATGGAAGAGAAAAGGAAATTGAAGATATGAGAGCTAGTAAATTAGCTGAACTTTTTCAAGAACCTGCATCAACTCCTGTAGAGGAAGATCCATATGAAGAACCTGTGAGAGTGAAAGCTCAACCACAAAGTAATTCAGTTATGAATCAACTAACTGTGCTTAATGCTATAAGAGGAAATAAGACTGACATAATGGAAACTTATGCTAACGATAAATACGTTCCATGCACCCTAGCGGTTGCGAAGGAAGTAGAACTAGAAATATTGAAGCAAGATCCAAAAGGTACAGGACTATTGAATCCAACAGCATGGAGAAATGCCTATTCTTCTGTTAAAGCAAGACACATTGAGGACAAACTAGTGGATCAAGAGATCATCGCTAGTAAAGCCAAAGCGGTAGCAGTGAAAGAAGTTATTGAAAAAGAAGCTTCCAAACTTGATGCCAGTGTTGAATCATCTACAAAGCCAATCGATGCTAGTGCAAAACCTTCCCTTAATGAAGTTACTAGACTACTAAGAGAAAATAAAATAAGCACTACTGAAGTGAAGAAATGGTATCCTGAATTATTAGGCTACGTTCCAACTGATGGAAGTGCTATTGACTAAGGAGGTGAAATAATATGGCTGGTTCTGCTACAGGCGATGAGTCCGCTGGATTTTTAGGTGCTTTTCACGACCGAAAATTCATCGAGATTTTAGACGCTAATACAGTATATAACCAATTGAGAGATCAACGTAACATAGCGAAAAGTAATGGTGTTGTAATAACATTCCATACTTTAACTAAGTTAGGTAAAGGTAAACGCATCGTAGAAGGTGTTCAACCTACTGCTCAGTTTATGACAGGTGGTACTAAAACCGCTACTCTTGTCCAATTTGGCGACATCACATCTTACACAGATGTAATGGCTAAAGCTTCAGTTAGAAGCATGAGAGAAATGGCATTAGAACGTTTGGCACAAGCTGCTGCACTCACAATTGATGGTTACGTTCAAGACAGATTGTATTCAGAAGTTACTGAAGACTACACAACTGCTGGTTTGGCATATCATGAAGGTCCTGCGGGAACAAATGATTACAACAGTATGTTAACAACATGGTACAACGGTGTACATGGTGGTATGTCTGCATACTTCTTATCAACTGACTTGACAACAATTTCTAGAGCATCCTTTTCAGCATACTTCTCAGTTAACGCTGATAACGCTGATTTGGTTGATCATACTGCTGCTGGTGGTAACTTAGGCAAAATGACCCTCAAGAAAATCCGTAAAGTCGCTTTTGACTTAGAAGAAAAAAATGTACCTGGATTTGAAGGAGACGAATATGTCATGGTTACAAGACCAACTGTTGTAAAATCTATCATGGAAGACCCTGAATGGGTTGAATGGAATAGATACAACAATGCAGATAAAATGTTCAAACGTGAACTAGGATCTGTTGAAGGCGTAAGAGTTATAAAGACAACTAATCAACTTAAGTACAATTATGGACAAAAATCCACAATAACTTCTTACTTAAGTACTATCGTAGGCGGTACTCCATTCGCAATAACTGAGTTTGAAGGTGAACAAGGTGTTAAAACATCTGTTGTTCCTTTTACAAATAAAGACTCAAGTAATGTGCTTGGACAAACTGAATATGTTGGATACTTGTGGACAGGTGCTTGTAAAGTACTTGATCCTGAGGTTGGTATTGGACTTATCACAATTAACGGGTAAACAATTGAGGGGACTCACGTCCCCTCTCACAAAAGGAGTATTTAATTGAATATTTTCATTACTGGAATTAAGGGTTTTATGGGATCACATTTATCTCATTACCTTAAAGAACAGGGTCACAAAGTATCAGGTATGGATAATGATTTCCATAGCTGTAAGCTTGAACCTGCTAATCCACATGCTTGCTTTAATAAAGATATTAGAGACAAGGTATGGCTTAGAAAGTTCTTTAATGCTGTTGATATTGATGTAGTAATACATCTAGCAGCTCAGATCCATGTAGATTATTCAATTAAGTATCCCCAAGAAACATTAGATATAAATGTTAGTGGAACACTTAATATTTTAGAGGAGTGTAGGAAGCACAAGATTAAATGTATTGTAGCTTCTACTTCAGAAGCATACGGATCAAGTCAATATGATATGATGAATGAGGAACATCCTTTAGACTGTCAATCACCTTATGGTGCATCAAAGGTTGCTGCTGATAGATTAGCTAAATCATACATTGATACTTATGGTATGGACATTATAATAATTAGAAACTTTAACGCTTTTGGACCTTATCAGAATGATGGATCTTATGGCTCAGTCATATCAAGGTTTACAAAGGCTGCATTGGTAGGAGATCCAATATACATATATGGTTCTGGAAACCAATCAAGAGATTACATGTACATAGATGACATTGTACAAGCGTATGACTTTGCAGTACACAAACTACCATCAGGAGTTTATAATTTTGGTACAGGGCAAACAGAGACAGTAAATGACATAGCAATTAAGATAAAAGCTCTTACTAAGTCTGGAAGTAAGATACTACACACTGAGGCTAGAGCTGGAGAAGTAGAGAGATTGTGTTGTGATATAACAAAGGTTAGGAAATATGATTTTAAACCAATTACACACTTTAATAAAGATTTAAAAAAATATGTAGATTGGTATAAGGAGCAATAATGGCTGAAGAATTAAAACAGGGAATACAGGCAGAGGATAAAGCAGCTCAGACATTTCCTTTACCAGAAGAGTCTAAACAGGTTACTGTAGCTGATATGGACAGTGTAACAGACCCTAGCTATAGAGTTATGTTATCTGATACAGTTGATGGTTATGTTAATAGTATTCTAAAGACTTCTGAGTTAACAAGAACACATGAAAATGTTAACAAGGTTATTATGAATTTAGCAACAAAGATTAACCAGTGGATAAGTGCTGGTGATTTTGCATTGGATGATCTTGATGAAGGTAAGTTTACAAATGAGTTCTTTGAAGATGCGACTCGTAGAAGAGGCATGGATAATAAGACAGACAATTGGAAAAAGATCATATCACTATTATTGGAGAATAACTAATGGCAGAAGGAAAAGGATATAATGAGACTTTTTTCCAAAAGTTTCAAACTATAATAACAGAAGGTTCTCTACACATGTGGAATACCTTGATGTATGGTGTAAATGGTACTACCCCTACAATAATTGAGGTAGATGCAGATGGAAGTTTAATAACTGTACCTAAAGGTGATGCTTACACATTAGCATACACAGGATCAGTATTAGACACTATTACTAGAACATCTGATAGCAAAGTAATAACATTAACTTACACTGGAGATAATTTAACTTCAGTATCAGATTGGACTTAAAGTGGCTTTATTTGGATTACATGCACCAATATATGGACCTTTACATGGTATAATTGGTAGACTTAATGCTGGTACTGGATTAGAAGGATTTACACAGTATTATGTACCTTTTGGTAATGCAGACGGAGGATTAACAGAGGATATTAATTTTCAATGGAATGGTACTACATTAGGAATAACTGGAGATATAACAGCATCTAATGAAATAAAAGGTTTAGAGCTTATAGCAGATCACAATATTAGAATAACGGGAAACTATGCACTTAAGTGGAGAGATTCTGGAGATACTTCTACTAGAGCATACATCTCTTATGATGGAGTACTAAGAGTAATAAATTCATCTGGTAGTATTAGTTTAGATCCAACTACTGTAGTAGATATATCTGGTAATTTAGATGTAACAGGTACAGGAAATGTTGATGGAGCAACTACTTTAGGAAGTACATTAAATGTAACAGGTGTATCTCACATGGATGATAAAGTTGAATACACTGATACTACAGAGTATATTGACCAGGAGGAATGGTAATGGAATTGATGGTAGAAGATAAAGATGGATTTATCAGACGTAAATATAGTAATGAGACTATGCGTAAACTAAGAAAATATATTGAGAAGTATGACCTAAAAGTTATTAGAAAAGGTTATAATACAACAATTACTGAGATGATTGAGCCTAAATTAAAAGAACAACGACTAAGAACTGAAGAAGAACTTATTCAGGATAGATTAGAGTATAAAAAGAGAGGTGCATAATGGCAGCACTAACAGAAGCAGATCTATTAGCAGCACTGGAATTAAAATTTATGACTGCTGCGGAAACAGTCAATGCAGTTGCATTTACAGCAGGAGGAGATCCTACATTTGAAGGTAGTACAACATCTTTTCCTAATAGTAGAAATGAAAAGTTTCTTGATTTTGATGGAAATGACTATTACACGTTTAATGCTAATACTTACTTAACTAGAACCTCTGGAGTAATGAGTGTTTGGATAAAACCAGACTTTATACAGACTTATGGAGCAAGTAGAGCAATAGTTGAAACATACAACTCTGGAACAACTAGTGGATTCCAATGTTTCTTTCATTCTGCTTTAGATGATTTTAGGGGTATGCTATATGAATCAGGATCTTATAGTAATGCAGAATCTAGTGGGTTAACTTGGTCTGTAAATGATGTGCTACATGTAGTAATGATGTGGGATAGTTCTCAAGGATTAGATTCTGGTAATAGTATTACTTTATATGTTGATAAAGTACTAGAGGGAAGTGACAGTGATGCACTTACTTTTTCATCTACTTGGGACACTGCATCAACTGTAGGAAAATCAACAATTACTACCAAATATTGGGATGGTGGAATGTATGATTTAGCATTTTTTAATTATGATACATTAAAAGCATCTTATACAGATGCAGAGATTGTACAAGCTTTATATGATAATAGTGCAGGACTTGGAGGAGGTACACACAAGTTTGCTTATGAATTATCAGGTGGAGTAGTAGCTACACCTGGATTAACAATAGCAGGTAGAAAAGTAAGAGTTATTACAGATACAAGTGGAACACCACTTACTGCTTTAGAAATAGATGATGAACAGGTAACTCAAGTAGGAACACCAGGAACTAACTATACTGAAGTTGAAAAAGATGGAACTATGAAATTTGTTGGAGAGGCTACAATATGGGATGACTATGTAACACCTCTTGGACCTAATAACTGGAGGGGAAGTTCTAATAATCCTACTTTAACTAAGTTAGCAGATGATTCAGCAGGATCAAGTCAAGGTGTTTATGGGTATGCTTATAGTAATGGTGATGAATCCTTAATCACAGTACAGATACCACATAGGTGGAAAGAAGGCTCAACAATTTGGCCACATATTCATTTTATATGTACTTCAGATGTTGATCCAGCAGACAACTTTGGACTTGAATTTGAATATTGGTGGGCAGATGCTTTTGAGGATTTTCCAGCAAACACTACTCTAGTTACAACAGACCTTTCTACAGGAGTAAGTACAGATGATATGCACCAGTTTGGTTACTTCCCAATTGCAGGGATAGATGGTGCAGGACACACTATATCCTCTATTTTAATGTGTAGAATAAAAAGGGTTGCTGCTACTTCTAATGATTATGCAGACCCAATAATCTTCTTAGATTTTGATATACATTATGAAATAGATACAATAGGATCAAGATCAAAAGACGTTAAATAAA